AGCGTCTCGGCGGCCTTCAACGCCAGGATCCGGCGCAGCTTGTACGACAGGCTTTCCCGCGGGTCGTCGCTGCCGCCCTTGAACGCCATCCCGAGGATGCCGACAGTCAGCTCCGACAGGTCGAACCGCTGCTCCAGCCGGGACACCACGTACAGCGGCAGGCCCTCGTTGATCAGCATCGCGGAGTGGCCGAGGACGAAGTTGTTGTTGTTGAACGCGGCGAGCTGCATGGTGTCTTTCAGCAGGCACGGCCCGGCGGCGAACCCCGGACCCGGCAGGTCGGCGGCGCGCGGGTAGTCGTGCATGATGGCGTGCCGGATAGCGGCGAAGTCGAGGCCGTAGTCGTTGGCCATCATCCAGAACTGATTGGCCGTGGCGAACTTGATGTAACGCCAGGTGTTCGTGAACAGCTTCGCCAGCTCGGCCTCCTCCGGACTGAGCCGCACCGTCTCGCCGGTCAGCGTCCGGAACAGCTTCTCCGCGCGGTCGGCCGCCGCATCCGTCCGGGCCGACACGATCTGCGGCAGCGTGAACAGTTCGGTCATCGCCTGGCCCTCGGCGATCCGCTCGGGACAGAACGCCACGTCCACGGCCAGCCCATACCGGGCCAGGAGCCGCTCCGTCAGCCGGGTCACGCCCGGGTGCACAGTGCTGCGCAGAACGACGAGCTGCCCGTCGACGAGGTGCTCGACGCAGCGTTCGATCGCCTTCGGCACCGCAGCCAGATCAGGGTTCAGGTGCTCGTCGATCGGTGTGCCGACAACCACCACGACATGCTCGGCGGTGCCCACACTGGCCGGGTCCGTCGTCGCCAGCAGACGCCCGTCGCGCACCGCGGCGGCCAGCGGCCCGGCCGCACCCTCCTCGCGGAACGGCAACTCGCCGCCGTTCACCTGCTCGACAGCGGCAGCGTTGATGTCGTACAGCGTCACCGACAGACCGCGCGAGGCGAACGCGACACCGAGCGGGAGCCCGACCCGGCCGCACCCGCCGACGATCACCACATCGCGGGTGATCAAGTGGGCAGCGAGCGCAGCCCGAGCCGAAGCGCGCGCACCTCCAGGTCGTGGTCATCCGGCAACTCGGGCAGGCCCAGCAGGTACTCCTCGGCCTGCGCCCGCAGCGCGGTGTTGACGGGCGAGCCCGTGGCGGCGCGGCTACGGACACCCGACGCTGCCGCCAACTCGCCGTAGGCGCCCTCGACCACGATGGCCACCTCACGCAGGTCGGCTTGGACCCGCTCGGTGACGCCGCCGCGGAGCCGCCGGTTCTGCCGCTCCCGGAAATGCACCGACAGCTGGTCGAGGGCGCCGTCGCGCACCAACTCGATCGTTTCGTCGCCCACCGGTGTCTTCGAGGCCCGCAGCTCGACGTACAGGCCAGCCGCGTCATCGCGCAGCACCGACGCGGCGCCGATCAGCGTCCCTCCGAGAAGCAGATGCTCACGGGAGAACTTGACCCGCGACGGCACCCGGATCTGGTGGTTGAACGCGCCCCGGGCGAACTGCTCCACCAGCGTGTCGTCGATCTGGACCGGCCGGTTGTACGGCACCGCGATCCCGTACACGGTGCGGCCATCGCCGCTGGACCGCACATGCAGATCCGGCTCGAACGTCCTATAGAACGTCTCAGGCATAAGTCCTCACCGCCGTGTGCCGTCCGCCTTGTAGTGCATCGCATGCGCCGAGCAGATCGCCGCGCCCGGAGTGGCCCGGCCCATGTGGGCGGTGCCGTCGTCCACGACACACTCGCCGCGGCGCCGACGCGAGGCGGCGGCCTGCTTACGCACATCCGCGGCGGCGTCGGCCGGGTCGGAGGGCTTCCCCGTCGTCGGCTTCTCCGTCGTCGGCTTCTCCTCGGCCTTCTCGACCGTCTTCGTCTCGGTGGCTTTCATGGCTGCTCCTCGTCTACATCGTCGCCGGCAAACAGGTCCGGCTCCGGTGGCTTCTCCGGCATCGGCCCACGATGCTCGAAATCGAGCCGCACCTCATCCGGGGTCAAGAACGCCTGGCCGCCGGTCGCGATCTGGTGCGCCTGATAGCGGGTCAGGGTGTCGGCGCGGAGCAGCCCATCAAGGTTCGCCCGGGCCGACGTGCCACGCGGAAACGCCAACGACAGGGTCTGCTCGAACCGGGCCAGGTGCCCACCCAACGAAAACTTGACCATGTGCATCTCGTCCTGCGACATGTTGGCGTACTTCCTGCTGCTGTCGCTGCCACCCAGCCAGCCCACCGGCAGCCCGAAAATCAGCTCCTGCTCGTTGAGGCTGAACTTGCGGGCCTCGATCAACTGCAGCTCTTCAGGGTTCCACGCCAGCGCTTCGAACGACGTCGACGCGTTCAGCACAGCGATCGACCGGTCCCGCTGAGATGCCAACCACCGCGACTTCATCTCGATGGCCTCGGTGTCGGTGAGATCGGGGTTCTCGCTCTTCAGCACGCCGGTAGGGACGCCGTGGTTCGACAGCGACCGGGCCTGCCGCGTCTGCTCCTGCGCCAGACTCAGCGTGTTCAGGTGCGCCTCCAACACGCCCATGCCCCGCACCGCGCCCGGCTCACACGGCCCCTTGATGTGGATCACGTCCTGCGAACCCAGCCGCATGCTGCCGATCGAGTATTCGAGCGCGCCGATCGGCAGCGGCGAATCGACGTACTTGGTGACGCGGCGCACACCAACCGACATCGCCGGCACCGCCAGAGCAGCGGTAGGCCAGCCCAGCGCGTTGCGCGCCGCGACGACACCAACGGCGTTGCCGTGCCAGATCAGATCCAGTGCCCACGACGAGAACGTGGTCATTCGGGTATCCGGCGGGTTCGGCTGCTCCAACAACGGCGGCGTCGGCCTCAGCTGCTCCTCTGGCCGGCCCGCGATCTCCCGCCAGGCGTGCCAAGGCACCTGACCGAGCAGGTCCGACAGAAGCACCGTCGCGCGCCACGCCCCCGGGATCGACATGCCCTGCCGGTACGTGCCGGTGTTGACGAAGTCCGGGCCGATGTTGTCGATGACCGTGAAGGTCGAAGTGGCACCCGTCACCGTGTCGGTCGCCGTGTACTGCGTCGACCGAGTGAGCAGACGCCCCAATCCCATGGACTAGACCTTCCCGGCCTCTTTGAGAGCACCAAGGACCACGGCAGCGACGCCACCTGCGATCAGGGTAGCCGCTATCCCGAACTGCAGATACACGCCACTCAGGGACGCCGCGGCACCGCTGACCTGTGCCATCAGCGCGCCGGTCGGCAACACCGGGAACCGCAGACCATGCACCCGGCGCCGCGGCCGGGCCTCCTCGACCGTGCCGCTGATCGGCTCGGACCACCGGAACTCTTCGGTCTGTGCAGCCATCTGAAGCCCTCTTTCACCAGACCTTGGAACGCGGAATCTCCGCGGAACTCTTCACATCATGGCCGTGCATCGCCAAAACCACCCCACGTAGCGGCTTATTCACGAACACGAACGCCCCAGACCCCAAATCCACCTTCCGCTCCGACGCCACCGCCCGATTCAGCTCCGGCTGCCCCAGATGGAACACCCGCACCTCCGGCGGCACCTCCGCCGCCTCACCCGTCGCATCGAAGAACCGGCCGCACGCCCCCGCCACCTCCCGCTGATTCGGCGTCAGGACGTCGATGCCGAGATTCCGCAGCGGAACGATCAGCGCCGCCGCCGGACCTGCCGGGTCGATCACCACCGTCCACGACTTCTGCTCCTTCGCGATCTCGGCCGCGCGCGGCACCACCCAGTCGATACCAGCCACCGCCGGCGCAATCCGGGACCCGGGCTCGACCACCTCCGCATGCCAGTTGCCATCCGCCCGCTTGCCGGCCGCGGAGATCCACGCAGAGCCACGCTCCGCATCCACTTCGATGGATAGGGCGGGCCGGCCCTCGATGGCCGACTCCCGATCCCGAAGCCCCTCCCACGTCTTCTGCTGGATCAGCGTCCACCGCGGAGTCGAAGCCAACGGAGCCCACCCCAGATACTCGGCGCAGAAATCCGCCAGGTCCCATTTCTCGAACCGGGCCCGGATCTTCGCCTCAGTCGTCACCTGACCCAGGCCGGGATGCGCTGACCACCACGTCGCCGGGTCGCCCGGATCCATGCCTTCCGCCGCCGCGAAGTCGAAGAACGCCGTCCCCCGCCTAACATCGGCCTCAACCTGCGCCCGGCCGATCTCCCGCTTGTGCGCCAGATACGGCCACGACCCCGGCGCAGCCCGCGACAACCCCGGGATCATCGACAACACCCACAGCTGCGACCACGGCCTGGTATCCATCGTCGGGAGCATCCCCAACTCCGTCCGGCTGTCCGGCCGCGACCACGCCTCGTCGATCACACCCATATCCAGCGTGGCGCCAGTGCCGCCCTTCTTCGCCGTCGTCGAGCCAGGCGCCCAACTCGACCCGTTCGCCCAGAAGATCGTCTCCTGGTTCTGCCGCAACCGCGCACCGCCATGCGCATCGCCAGGATCGGCCATCTGCTTACGGATCCGCGGCGCCACCAGCAGCCGCTCCAGGTGCTCGTCCCGCCACCGGATGCGCGCGTCATCAGCGGTCTGCGCCGTATAGAGCACCCGCTGCGGGCCAGCGTGCTGGAAACCCAGGCAGCGGTGCGTCAACGCCGACACGATCAGCTCCGACTTGCCGATCTGCCGCGGCCCGATCAACACCACCTCGGAATAGGCCGGCAGGCCCGTCTCCAGGTCGATCTCGCCCGCCACATCGGCCAGGTGCTGCTGCCACGGCTTGAACGGCTTACCGAGGCGCGCCGCCACCTCCCCCATCGCCGTTCCGAACGTCGGCCGCTCCGGACTGCGCGGCGTACCGAACAGCGGAAGACATGCGAGTGACGAACTCGTCATCGTCATCGTCCGTCACCACCGTCTCCGTCAGCTTCTCCAGGGTCGCACGCAACTCCTGGTGCGCCCTGGCAAGCGCCGACAGGCCTGAAGACGACCTGTCCTCCTCCCAGCCGTCGATAGCCTGCGCCATCCGCACCGCCAGCGTCGCCAGCGTCCCCCGGGCGCCGGTGTCCATGCCCGCGAACCGGGCGAGGTCCCGCTGGAGAGCCGTCTCCACCGCCCCGCACACACCATCACCCTCTGTAGCGTCCGAATCGTCGGTCACCACGCGTCACCTCACGCTCTGCATATATACGGTCCGGGGGTATAAAATTTAGGGTGCCG